CACGCGCGTGTCACATACTAATCTAGCACTGGGCGACTTTATTTTTGCACCTGTCACGTGGGCGTGAGTCAGGTTCCCGCCACGCTTTCGCTCGAAGCGGGTATTCCGGAGGGGAGATTTTTGCTCCGCGAGTCTCGCAGGAACGAACGCACACACTAACACAATGCGCTAGTCTCGTCTCATTTGGGACCCCACCCATTTGCAGAAGCATCGGCCTTCCAAGATCGCGGTCCATTGCGTTTCTTGTAGGCACGGCGCAACGCCGCTTTAGTCTGCACGACTACCTTGCCGGGCTGAGGAGTGGCAGTTTTTGGGATGGCGACTTTCATGACTTGTTGTTGCCGCTTCTCGGGGCGCTCTTGGGCAGCAAATGCAGTCAACTTTTGGGCGACAAATTTGGCTGCATGTGGCGCTGCTAAGCGCGCAGCTTTGCCAACAATGCGGGCAGCAGTGCGAGCCATAGCCCGTAATTGTTCGTGCTTGGGGTTTTCATTGAACTGCTTCATGCGGGCAATCTGGTCTACGCAATCGTTGGCTTGATTGGTGGACAGTCGAGAAACCTCGCCACTAATCCAAGGAGTCATGCTTTCGTAATTCACAAAGAAATCGTAAGTGATCCGACCAAGCCCAGACGGCGTAGTCCCTGGTGACTGAGTGACAACAGCAGCCACCAAGTAGTCTGCCGTGGTGTAAGGCGAATCCTGCAGGCAAGAATAGTGAGTGTTGGAAAACCGCTCAAACCGATCAGTGAACGGCATCCGTTGCAAAGTGCCAACACCATCCTCGGGTTTCAAAAACCCGTAAGCACCACTATCCCACGAGTACATTTCGTACAAGGATGGGGATGTGCCGGTGGTGTAATAAGTAGCAGGGTTGGAAGCAATAACGTCATCCCAAGGCAGGCTCCCGGATTGTTGGGTCACAATCACGTCGCCATTGCGATAAATGGCAGGAGCAATGCAGGTTGCCAATATCGATGCCCCCATGATTCTTAGCGAGCCCGCGATGCCCAGCGAATTGTAGTAGCCAGGTAAGGGGAGATGACACATCACATCATTACCAGTGGAATTTGATGAATTAGGGTACAAGGTGCCAGACACAACGGACACGAACTGAGGTGACGCACTGGTGTTAGTGGTACCAGTGGACATCCGCACAGTATGATATCCACGCAGAGGCGTGAACAAATTTGTAGCCAGGTTGGTGGACCCGGCTGGGACTTGAAACACGGAACTGGTGGTGCTGGTCTGAGAAGTGCTGGCTGGCACGTATGCACCATTGACGCCTTCATAATACAACAACTCGAAGGTGGCAGAAGCGACTGAAGTGGTAGTCACAGACAATGCGACCAAAGCATAGTTGTTGATGTCACCATCCAACCAAAACCAGGAGGCTCCGTCACGAGTTGTGACGGGGTAATAATTTAGTCCGTGTGGCGCGTACGCAGACTGAGCAGTAGCATAAGCAATTGGCAAAAAGATTGAATCAGAGCTCTGTCCGCCCAGAGAAGAGTTGGCCGTGACGGGAAAGTTTTTGTTGCCGACAATTCCGGTTGTCGAAACAAATAGCAATTGGTATTGGGCCACAAGGTGACTCGGGTTGGGATCGTACTGCAGAATTGCCCAAATGGGATTGCGTTGCACAATCGTCAAGAAAGTCCCAACCGGGAAAAGTGGAGCGGTCGGGGCATTGGACACTGCGTTGAAAGTCACATCGGTGCACTGCTGTGGACTGGCCGCAACTTGAGGCATGCCAGGGGAGCAGAGCACCGTCATGTTCTCCTTGGACGGTAGCGTCATTGCTTTGATGAACTGTTCGCAAACTTCGACGGACATTGCGCATGTAAGAAAGCAGGCCTTGTCGCCTCAAGTTGCTACACACTTTGAGTGCCCACTTTTTCGGCTGCTAGAGA